TCTTAATAGCATCTGCTTTCATTTGAAGTAGCACTGCGGCGCCTAGCAAAGCCCAGGTTGATACTACGCTTGGTTTCTCCAGAGTTACTATTTCTTTCATGTCTTTAAAGAGCTTAGCAGTCTCAACTAATATCTCTACGAATTTAAAGGCTAACTCTACTTTAATCTTTAAGCCTAGTTCACTAAAAGCGAGTGCTATTGCTGGGATACTCTCAGTAACCATTGTAGGTATACCTGATAAGAAAGCAGCTATGTTAGTTTTAGCACTAGCAAACTCTTTTGCCAACGCTTCTTTAGCCGAAGCGCCAAGTAAAGTAAATGCTGCCACTGTAGTAGGTAGACTGTCTGTTACTTGCTTTGGTACGCCATCTACAAAGTTACCAACTGTAGTTTTAGCACCCTTAAATGCATTATGCACACTAAGAGCCACTGCAGCCATAAGCACCGTAAATGCGCTGGTTACACTAGGGCTGCTAGTGGTAACTAAGGTTGGTATGGCTACTAAAAATGTGCCCACAGTTGTAGCCATCTTACCGAACTCAGTAGCCATTATTGTATTTAATGTATCACCAATAATTTGAAATGACAATGATAGCAATGGGATGTTTGCAGTAACTAACCCAGGAACACTTTGTAACCACTCAGTAATACTCGTAGACGACTTCTCAGTAACACTCACTGTAACTGGTACATCTACAACCTTAGGTACTGCCGCTAAGCTAGTTGCTGCCGCTTCTGCTGTTACAGGTTGTAAAGCCATTACTGTGTATATTATAGCCGGCACTAATGCAAGTGCTGCTATAACTGCTGCCGCTGATACTGGCACTAAAGAAGCTATAACGCTAACTATTAGCGGTATCGCTGCTAATGCAATAAGCATAGCTCTGGCAGCTACAATTACGGTAGCAACGCCTGCTAGCGTTGTAAGCACTGGTATTGGTTCTGCAAATATGCCTTTCAAAGTAGCAACCAATCCATTAGCCATATCTATAATAGGCTGTACTGTTCTAGGTTTGTTCTTGCTACCTACGGGTCTTCCACGTTTTTTACCCGCTGCCGCTCCAGCCGCTGCTGCTGCCGCTGCTGCCGCTGCTGCCGCTGCCGCTGTTGCTGCTGCACGTGTACTTATAAGCTCTCTAAGTCTCTGCGCAATTTGATCTGCCCTAGAGTCTGCAACTTCTGGAGTACCACCACTACCTCCACTACTATCTCCGTCACTAGGTTTCTTAGGCCTATTCTTCCACCATTTCCATAGTCTTGGGAATATAGCTAAGAGTGACAGCAACCACCATGGAGCGTTGCCGAAGTCAAACTTCAATGGTATAGGGTCTTTAAATAAGTCTGGTAACTTAGGCATATCAGGAATAAGAAACTTGCTAGTGTCAAGCTTAAGGCCTGCTACGCCTTTTCCTGCAGCGTCGAGAGCATCAGGCACACTGTATAGTTCATCGAATGAAGCTACAAATGAGTCTTTTATCTTCTTACCGGCCGCTTCTGCTTCTTCTGCGGTTCCCTCTAAGCCTTCTTGGGTTAAATTTAGATTCTTATTGAACTCATCCATCCAACCTTGCAACTCTGAGTTAGAAGAAGGTTTAAGAATGCTGTCTATGTTTATACCTGAGAGCCATCCAAGTCCTTGACCTATACTATTTATACCATACTCTATAGCACCGAAGTAAGCCAACACACTCACAGTAGCTGAAATTAACCCTGTAGCTAACGCTGTCCATGGGTTAAGTTTTATTATGGCGTACAGGTACATAAGAGCTTTACCTGTACCAATTATAGTTCCAGATAAGTAAGTGAATAGAACCCCAAGTCTAAGTACTGAGAATAAGAACATAAATGCTCTACCAGCTACATAGGCTATAGTAAGAGTGGCTATAGCTATTGCAAGTTGTCTTACAGGCGCTATATAAGTAATAATAGAGGCAGCTAAAAGAGCTAGAGTATAAATAAGACCCGTTAGTGGTGGTCCTATAATAGCTAGAACTTGTATAATGTTAAGGAACGCTGGCCCAAGTATCTTAAGTACGATGCTTCCTACAACTGCAAAAGCAGCACCCAAATAACGTAAAGACCCAATGATTAGCCTTATGTTTGCTAGCACTGCTGGGCTGAAGAGACTCTCCATTACACCGCCGAGGCCACCTTCTCTTAGCGCTTTACGGGTACCTTCCAAGAAGTTTCTTAACCTACCAATAACTCCATGTGCTGCTTTGAATGCGCCTTCTATAACAACTTGTGATAACAAGAGCAAGTCGTCTTTTATAGTATTTATCATACCATGTGTAGTTTCTGCTATTACAGCAGCCATACCTTTTGAATCTTGCTGCATGCCTAATAAAATGGCTCTTGCTGCATCAGCACCTTTAATGCCTAGCTTACCTACATTTTGTGCTTGAGCAGAAGTAAGACCGAAACCTTGTTTTAGGTAACGTACAGCGTCTACACCAGCCTCTGTAAGCTGCCTAATTTCAGGCTGAGCTAGCTTTGAGCTATTCTTTATTTGTCCAAGGGCATACACTAGTCTGTCTAGCTTAGCTGAACCGCCACCAAGCAAGGCAACTTCATCAGTCAAAATACCCATGAGGCCCTTAGTCTGTGTTGCTTGAAAACCCATAGCCTGCAGTCTACGTGAAAACTCTAAAGTCTCACCTACAGTATACTCTGTGACTGCCGCAAAGTCTTTCATTGTTTCCATAAAGCCTGTAGCTCTGTCAGCACCACCAAGCATATGTGTAAAAGCTGCATCTGCTTTTTCCATCTCTAATGAGAAGTCTATTATAGCAGATGTAGCTTCTTGAATACTGTGTACTGCTCTATAAAACAATTGAGCAACTACAATACCGCTTACAATTCTTCCTAAATCTTTAAAGCTTCTGCCAGCGTTGTTCGCTGCTGATCCAGCGGCATTTACTGCGCCAGCTGCTCCAGTAAACTGTGAGCGCATACCTGCGGTCGTAGTAGCGACAGCCCCTTGGGCTGTCTGTAAGGTAGTCATGAATTGCGTGGCGTTAAGAGTTAGTGACCCAAATATTGCTCCAAGATTAATCATATGGCACCTCCTTCTTAGAAGATTTTATCTATATACGTATTCGGCGCATCTGATTTATTTTTTTCTTTATTCATTTCAATATGAGTCTTAATGAGTAAGTCCAACTTTCTAGGAGAGGTTCTCCAGAATATGCCAGGACTCATTTTAAGGATGACCGTCCCTGCATAGTACAGAAACGGCCAGTCCCACGTATCAGCTATAGGCATATCTTCGCTGCTACGCTCTATACGTTTTTTTCAGAAACATTTTCTGTATTAAGTTTTTCTAACTCTTTTATGGCTTTCTTTTTGTCAGCAGCCGGCAGTGTAGCTACAATAGCTTCACTCAACTTTATTGACACGTTTTGCATTTCACTAGGCTCAATCCAGCTTCCAACCATATGAGGAGTTATGTTGTACCCAGTTGGTTCACCTGTAACTTCATCAAGTATAGCCTCACTGTGTATAAGCCCTGCCCATAAAATTGCTCTGAGTCCAATCAAACTTCCTGTCTGCAAAGTATTCATTGCTACTTCTACTGAACCGTATCTCTTCTCAAGTTCTGCATAAGCATTCAAGTCATACTTTATTACTCTTACCTTACCGCCTAATGATATAGTAATATCATTAGGTCTTAAATCTTGTATATGGCCCATATACGTTCACTTCCTTAATTTGTATTTTATGATTGGTTAACGACTGTAAACCAAGCGGTACCTACAGTTGAGTTATATGCAACATCGTCTTCATCAATATGTCTTTCCCACTCACTGTCCCAGTCTCTCTTAACAAAAGAACCTTTAATAGTAGGTGTTTGGAAGTTAACTTTATCGTTCTTGGTATCATTTGCTTGCTCAGGAGCAGCAAACTTTCCTTTAGCTAACCATGTGAAACGGTACTTACCATTAGACTTAAGTGACTTAAATCCAATAGCTACCCAAGGAGGAGTATCTGAACCCTTTCTCTTAAGTATACCATTAGCACTGTACGTATGGCCAAGTAATACTGCCTGTACAGGCAACTCAAGGTCTACTACATTCAATTCAAGGTCGATAGCGCCTAGAGCAGTAGCTACTTCTTGAGGGCCATTGTCAGCAAACAAGGTAGCATTGTCAGTATTAGGGTTAATCTTTGCAGATATAACTCCTGATATATGAACAGGTGTTGCATATACTGGTGTTGCATCAACTGCATCTGTAGTTAACAGCGCGTAGTAAAGATCTGATAAACCGATTTGTGCGGACATATAGACACCATCCTTTTTAATTATAGTCTGTATAAGTTATTATTTCTAAGTTGAATACGTAGTATGTCCTACCTTGTGAATCAACTTTTAGCTTGAATGGAGTTTGCTTCGGAGCTATTAACGACCATCTTTCACTTGTAAGGTCTTGTAGTTGCTCGGAAGGTCTTATGGCATTATACAAGTCTAACGCTCTCTTCCGTGCTGCCTCAGCTGAAACATCTCTGTTCACTACTTGAATACTCCGCAGGGCCGCTTCGACAAGAGAACCTTGTGGAAGTCCTTGGTACTCATTAATAGCTAAGCATACATTGGGCTTCTCAGGCATAGTATCTACAAATGCGTCTATACCATAACCTGTAGTTAGTCCTAAGTTGCTATAAAAAGAGATTACATCTTCCATTAAGTTAGCCATTGCTATCACCTCTACAATCCAAGCTCAGAGAATACTTGCTTTGCTATCCTAGGGTACCTAGATACCCAGTTTATAAATGCTTTTTCTAAAAACTTAGCTTCTCCTACGGTATGTCCAGCCAGCAGGTCTTCATGGACAACTACTACATACTCAGAGGTAAGCTTCTTACTTTTAGGATTTACTTGGTCATGTATAGCATCAGCATAACCTACTGTAACATCCCAATCTGTGTAACTTCCTCCAACTTCGTAGTAACCGGAGTTCATTAGGGCATAAGTTTCTTTAGGTACCATGCTATTACTATCCTGTAGAATTTCTTTACCAGCTGTCTCTACAAGTTTCCTTGTAGCCTTTGGTATACCAGATATAAGAACATTACAATTAGTGTCAAATACAGTATGGTCAATATCAAACCTAACTTGCATTATATATACACCACCCACATATCTTTTTTACCGTTACGGTAAAAAGGATGTATTGCAATAATTTCATACTCTATGTCTGCCACTGTGATTGTATCCTGTACATGCAACACATGATGTCCGGCTATATATAGTTGAATAGAGGAAACTACTTGTGAGCCTTCTCTATTCGTTACTAATTTAACTGCTCCATCAATGTAGCATGTTAAGTCTATGGAGTTTCCAAATTTCTTATCACCAGCTCCTGTGTAACCTACAAAGGGCCTTCGGATTATTGGTAAGTTTAACCAAGCTTTTAAAGAATCATACATTGTCATGCATCCCCTTTTCAAAGCATTTGTCAAATCCATACACTGGCAGAGACATACCTGAGCTACTCATTAACTTTCTGTAGAGTGCTGCTTGCGCAATATACGCATCAGTCCTACTAGTTGGGTCTTCATATTGTGGCCCTAAAGACCTTCTTATTTGTCTACCTAAGATATTAGCACAACTATTAAATAGATAGAACATCCGGGTATTATGAGAAGTGTAGTTATTTAGAATAAAGGTAATTTCTTCATCGGAGAGAATGAAGTTATCTCTAACTGAACTAAGCGGCGTGGCATCTACAGGAAAGTACTCCTCTACAGGAGTAGCGTCGACAGCAGCAACCAGTATTAACTCGCCAATGTCACCGATTTCAAATCTATACCTATCTAATTCACTATTTGCTGGGTCACCAGAATAAGTGTTAGCCATCTTCTCACCTCCCTTTCATAAGAAGAGGGACAAAGTCCCTCTTTATTAGCCTACGATGTCTTTGAAGAATACTCCAAGGTCTTGAGCTACAACCTTACAGTCAAATGCAATTTCTCCTTCAATTCTCTCAGTACCCAAACCAAGTTGGTCCATAGGCAACCTAACGATTCTGTTACCGAATGCGCCAGCGCCTTCAAGGCCAGTCCAAGTAAAGATATATCCAGCAGAAGGTTTCTTAAGAGCAGGCTTTGGATTGATGTAGCAAAGCAACATATGGTTACCCATAATGAAGTTTATTGCATCAGTCTCACCTTGATTAGCAGAGTTAACAACACCCCAAGGGATATATACGTTCTCTACTTCAAACAAAGTTGCAAGCAAGTCTGCGGTAACGATTCCTTTTTGTGTATACTTAATTCTATCAAGAATCATTGCATGATTCTTCAAAGCAAAGAATACTTTAGGAGACATTACAAGAGTGTTAGGTTTGAAACCTGTTTGAGAAGCCATTGCTACAATCTGAGCTGTAATAACCGCAATAGGATTGGAGTTAACGTTATCAAACTTAATAGCTTGAATTGCAGATGGAGTAGAATCTACGCCAGTGATTTCAGAAGTCCAAACTACTTCTTTTTTGATCAACATCTTCTGAGTTACGAAGTCTGTTGCATCTTGGTCACAAGAGAGCGGCTCATCTGAGTTTGCTCTTTCTTGTTCAGTTACGTCTTTATGGAAAGCCCAAACCTTAGCGTAGTAAGGGTCTGAAGCTTCAACTCCATATTCGCCTCCAACTGATTCTGATGCTCCGCCTCTTACTCTTGCTTCATCTCTGAAGAAGTCGCCTTTATTGTAGACGAAGTAAACATCGGATTGTTTCTTTACTGGGATTTTAGGGAATACCTTATCCGCAATAAAAGAGTTTTCATCTTGCATATAAGCTACAGAGATGTTAGTTAACGCTTTGTCGATATGTGCTTGACTTTTAGTTGGCATTTAATTATCCTCCTTCTATTAGATTGTTGTTTTGATTGTTAATAGTTCGCCAACGTCTCCGCCAGTCAAACATGTGCCCGCTAGCTTACCAGAGGCAAAAGTCATAGCAACGCCATTAGTTCCTGATTGGACATTTGCTCCAACTGCTACAGTTTCGCCGGCTTCAACCATAACGATTCCATCAGCAATTTCTAATAC